TACTGAACGCTTGTTACCTTGAAGACCTTCTAAAAGAGCTTCTTTGGTTTCCGACCAGCGTGACTCGAGTAATTGTGACATTATAGTTCTCCTTAAACTTTTAGTCCCGCAAGCCTGCGGATGTCAAATATCTCAGCGGTTTTTTCTTCACCACTGACATTTGGTGCCTGTTTATTGCCTGTAATCTCTTTGCCTTCTGTCAACGCTTTTTTGACCGGAGTGCTACCGCCATTCATTACTGAAGTGATATACTTGTCATAAGCATTTCTTAGTTTGTCTGTTTGAACTGATTCTAACAGTTCACGCATAACCACTTTCTTGTCTCCAGACAATGGATTTAGCAATTCGCTCATAACTTCTTTGCGAGCCATTGTGTCTTTTGCAATACGTAATTCTGCTTCACGACTTTCAACTAATTTTTGTGTATCTGCTACAATTTTTGCTGCTTCTTCTAGTTCAGCATGTTTCTGTTGAACAACTTTTAGAAGTTTAGCTGTCTCTGATTTCTCATTAAGATGGCTGGCTGCAAATTCGCTAGCAAAACTTTCAAAGATCCTGCGACCAAAATCATTTTTGCGAGCTGCTTCGATGTCTTCACGTAGTTGATTCATTTCGGAACGCAGTCCTTTTGCGACTGTTTCTTCAATGATTTGACTTGAACGTGTAATGAATTCTTTTTTAACTTGTTCGAACTTGGCCTTGCTTTCGCGAACTAATTTAACTTTAGTTTCGGCTAGATCTTTCTTGTCACTGTGGAATTCTGCAATTTCTTTTGCTAGTGCATCCACAATAAAGGATTCAAGTTGAGCGACGTTTGCGGCAACTTTTTGACGGTCTTCGTGTAGTTCAGCAATTTCTTTATGTAGATTATTCATAACAAAAGATTCCATTGTGGCGGAATCTTGTGACATTTTTTCTACATAACGAGATCTTGCTTCGATAAGACCTTGGCGATCTTCTGCGAGTTCACCTAGCTCTGCCTGTAAGCGATCAGCTAGCATACTTTCAACAGCTTCTACCAATGAGGACTTGTCGTGCTCATATTTCTGAGCAAACTCTTCACGTAACTGTGCAGTGACTTGTTCACGGTTTTCTTCGATTCTGCCTTGCCAGGCAGACTCAATTTCCGATTTAAGTTCTTCGGAAATCACATTGTCTTCAAACAATTTTTTAACGAAATCTAGCATGTGATTCTCCTACTGTTATTTGAGACCTCTGATGATTTTCACCAGACTCTCTGCTATGTATTTCTGTGCCTTTGGGTCGCCTTTAACTTCTTGTGCTATTTTTAATGCCTGATATCCACCTTGATTATTCATCAGATGTTCGTAAACTGGTGTAGGATAAGCTCCCGGGGCGCTTGGTTGCGCAACAACGTCCACTGTAATAATTTCAAAACCTTGGACTCTTCCTTGCGAATCAACTTCGCCAGACCCCCTGCTTGAAACTCCTAACTTAACTCCCGACTGCAACATGGTCTGTACTAGATTTCCCATAGGAGTCGGAAGTATTTTTAGTTTTCCGTAGCCGTTTGGACCGTCCATCCACATTTTTGTTATCATGTGACTTACACGGTCTAGGTTAATTTTTAAATCATCAGGATGATCAACTTCACCTAGCACTGAGTATCCGCCAGAGATCTGCTCGTTAAGCGTTTTGACAGCCTTGCCAATCTCTTGAGAAGAATAAACACGTTGATTTGCATTACGGATATCACCCTGAATGCAAATCCCGTTTAAGTACAACGACTTTCCGCCGTTGCCTTCTTCTTCGCTCTCCAAGACAATCTGTGCCTGATCAAAACTCAGATGTTCAGCTAGTTTAGTTTTCACCTATATTGCCCTATTACCTACGACCACGGAAAAGACTGCCAGCACCTTTGTCGGCTTGCTCTTTAGCACCAGCCTTTTCAGCACCGTGTCCTGGCTCTTTCTTAGAGAACGCATTACCGTTCTTAGCGCCTGGAACATTAATATTACCTGCATTATCTTCTTTGGCTGAAGTGTCGCTAAGTGCGGAACCTCTCATTTTTCCACCAGCGGCTCCTGATTCGCCACCATCTGCACCGTTTTTACCGCTGAGAATGTTGGCAGTTGTACCACCCATGTCATTCTTGCTGAACTTTAATCCACCTGCACTGCCGTCGGCTTTTTCAGATTGACCTTTCTTTTCGGCACCGTGACCTGCTGGAACTTTCTCAACATATTCACGAACAGTTTCTAGATCAAAATCATCTTTCATTTTGTCGTCACCACCCATGTCGTCACCACCCATGTCGTCACCACCCATGTCGTCGCCGTTCATAGCGTCAAATTTAGCTTGTAGTTCGTCAACAATAGCGTCTAGGTCTTGTAGCAACTCAGCTGGCTCTTTGTCAGCCATTTCGTCATCGCCTTCGTCTGAACCCATTTCACCTTCTAGGTCATCAGTTGGGTCTCCACCCATATCTGGCATTTCGTCATCACCTTCATAGGCAATGTCTTCAAATTCTTCGTCGACTTTTTCGTCTTCGTCTTTGTCTTCTTCAGAAGCTTCTTCTACTTCGTCGTCCTCTTCGTCGTCCATTTCGGCTTCGATTAGGCTTTCGTAGATTTCACGCGATTTAGCTACCACGTACTCGTGAAATAGTTCTTCTGCTTTTTGTTTGTCCTCATTGACCAAATGACCAAGCATTTGCTCAAGAATATTCTTGTCTGCCATAGTGTATTCTCCTTAGATTGTTAGGCTGTGTTTTATTTACTACGCATTTAAAAAAAGGGGGTTAAATGGTAGTTTTTTGAAGGTTTTCAGAAGTATAAGTACTACCCTTGAACTTTTGCTCAAAATTTTCAAAAGTAATATGTTGTAGGTTAGGGATGCCTTGGAGTTTGTCTGGAACAAACGCACCTTGTTTCATAACTCTAAAGAATTGAATATTTTTATATTCTTTAATAGTTTTTTCAGTTTGACTTAACCAATTGCCAAAGAAAGTTGCTGCATCTTGACTCTTCTTATAATTAAAAGTATCTGCGTAGACGTTGTTAAATTTACCCTCTAGGCCTTGATAGTCAAAGCCAAATATATAAATTTCTTTAAAACTTTGTTGGCTAGCCATCCATAATGCAGTGGGTCCTGAACTCCATCCTTTGTGCGGACTAAAGAAGTTTACATTGCTTTTGGTAGTGATGCCTTTATTAGGATTGGTCCAGACCTGATGATCTTTATGATATCCGCTAGCTATGATTTCGTTGACCATTTTAGTGTCAACAGCTATGAGATAGTCAGGTTCAAATTCTCTATAAATGGCATTACAGCCATAGATAATACCGAGATCTCGAATTGAATTTAGATTTAATTTTGATCTGCTTGTGCCGTTGCCTAGTACAAAGGCTACATTATGCTGCCGGCTGTTCTGCTGCTTCACCTGCTGGTGCTCCATACATTTGTTTGATAAACTCTAGTTCGCTTTCCTTTTCAAACTCGTGTGCTTCAGTTTGGTGACGTAACGAGTTGATCTGGCGTAGAGTTAAACGAATCTTCCGAGTATCGTCTTTTTCAAGTACTGATTTGTCTTTGCTAGAATCGTAGCGAAGATCTGACGAAAAATCGTTGGTTTTATCGTTAAAATAAAAAAATTCTTTAAGCAGCATCTTGTATTTATCTAATTAGGCCGCAGGTGCAGGTTGTGCCTGTTCTGCTCCAGCTACGCCGGCTTCAGCAGCAGCAGCCATATCAGGAGTTGCTTCTGCGTCTTGACCTTCAGCTTCTGCTGACATACCGCCCGGAGTTACACCAACCGATCTCATAGCACTGCCAGCATCTGCTGGTGCTTTTAAGTTTTCTCCGTTTTCTTCTTTCCACAGACGTTCGTTTTCTTTCATTTCTTCTTCTGTAAGACCCAAGAAACGTTTGAGTGCAAATCGCTTGCTCAAGTGCGGTAGTTCTTGTAAGGTAGCAAATGTAGCTGCACGGGCAGTATCCATTTCTGCCTGACGATAAGCTGCAAAGTTTTGTGGTGTATTAAACTTTAACTCAAACAAACTGCTGTCAATATTGATGCCTTGATTGTTTAACCAAAGTTTAAATTCTAGATCAAATGTTTCTACAATGTTTGATTGTAAGCGTTTGCAGTATTCATTGAAACGCAGTTCTTGAATATAGGCTGTACCTACTTTGCCGTCAGCAATGGTGTTAGCAGCTTCATCGATGCCTGTTGGCAAGTAAGCCGCTGGAATTCTTAAAGCACGGAATAACTTGTTGGTAAAGTAGCGCAGGTCAGTGATTTCACCTAGGTTAGTACCGCCAGGAAGTGTTTCTACTTTTGATCCTCGACCTTCTGCTGTCTGTGGGAAAAAATAGTCTTCCGATACTGACAACGGATTATAACTTGCGTCAACCATATTCTGTCCACCACCCGTCGATGAAGGAATGCGGCGCTGATGAATTTCGTTTTTGACACGTTCTACAAAGCTCATGGCCATGTGTGCTGGCATGTTACCTACATCAACATAGAAAATTCTGCGCTCAGGAGCACGTTGGATACGATAGATAATAATCGCATCTTCTAACAATTCTTTCTGCTTGTAGACTTTGAATACTGATTCTAGTAGACTGTTACCAAATGGATAGTTGTTGTCAAGGCCTTCACTTAGACTGATGTGTACAACGTTTTTAGCATCAACTGTAACTTCGTTAGTTTGATTATGAAACCGTGTACCGGGAGGTTGTGATGCTGCACCTACCATTCCTCGGCCTTGACTTCCGCCTGATGTATAAGAACTTGTGCCGCTAGGAGCGGTGTTCATTGTGCCGTGTGGTGTAACTGCCACTAGATTTTTAAAATTAAAATTAATGTCACGGATAACATATTGTTCAGGAATCTTACCTTCACTTTCGTTTACAATAATTTTTGTAACTTTGGCTGCATCAACATACAACCATTTTTGTGTTTCTGGATCTCTAACAAAAAAGCAGTCACCGTATTTGAATGTATTACGAATAATACGGAAAATTCTTGTTTCAAATTGTTGTTGTTTAGTCCACTTTTGCAGACTTTCTTTAATCAGTTTAACTTCTGTAGCAGTTGGTTGGCCTCGAAAGAATGTGTGGAATGGTGTTGCATTTTCTTTGTCTTTTTGTGTACAAAATTCTGCTAGAATGTCTAGAGCAGCATTAACTTCTGAATCCATATCCATTGTATCGTATTGCATATATCTCTCAACACGATTGGGTGCCCCTGCATAAACATCAGGTAAAAAACTTGAATAGTTTGTTCTAGCTGGTCCAGGACGACCGCCAGAACCTATAGGACTTGATGTTTGTCTTCTTTCAATGTCTACAGGTGTGAAGTACTTTTTCCAGCTCATCGTTTTTCCAAATTATGCAAATAGGTCGCCACTTAGACCGCTTTGTACGCTTAATTGTTTTTCATTTAGATCAGCAGTTCTCTTATTGATAGCAATTAATTCACGTAATGCTGTATTTAAGTCAGTTGCCTCTCCACCGGGACTGTTTTGACCCGCAGGACCGTTCATAGCCATTATTTCTTCTTTTCTAAGTTGCTCTCTGTTAGCTGCCTGTTGACGTTCTAGTTCTATTTTTTCTTGCGCTTCTTTTTCTTTTTGAGCAATAATTTCGGTTTTTGGAGTTTCGGCTCCGGCTAGAATTCTATCTGGTCCACGCTTTTCAGCAGCAACTACTCCAGTAAGCATAGGCATAATACCTTTCTTAACTAGATCTTGAAAAGCAATAGTAGTTGGAATTATACCATCTTTGATCAGAATCTGCATGGCAAACTGAGGAGTTTGAACTTCACCTGCGGCTGGAGTAGTTGCTGCTGTAGGCGTTGTTGTAGCAGGTTTTGCTAGTCTAGGATCATCTTTCATACCTGGACCTCTACCACCTGCATCAACTCCAGTAGGTGTTGCTGTTGCTGTTGCCGGACCTCCAGGTGCTCCGGCAATGGCCTGAATCTGTCCAGAACTGGCAAACTTATCTACCTTTCCAGAAAGTTCTTGGCCGATAGCTCCTTTCTTGCGAATGTCGCCTCCAGCAATCTGACTGGTAGCTAACAAGTTAGCCTGATCTTGAGTCATGTTCTTAGTATCAATGCCTAGTCCACTGGCCATCCTAGCCTGCCCTTTCTTCATATACCAGGCACTTACTTCGGCAGCTACAGCAGGATCATTTACCAAATCTGGATTATCTACTAGACGATTGTCTCCGTAGATAGCCTTAGATGCTGCGGCATAATTTGATTTACCTGTAAGTTGAATAAATCCTCTACCACGATATTTCCAACCATCGCCGGCCTCTGTGTTACCCATTTGCTGACCCATTTTAGTATCTTTACCGTACATCATTTCACCCATCTTAGTTGGGTCTTTCTTGATAGTATCTAGTTCTTGATCTGTTTTTCCAGCGGCTCTTGATCCAAAAATTTTCTTAATTCTTTCATTGCTGGTATTGGAGTAGTCCATATTTTCACTGATAGACTTACCACCAGTTTCTTTCATAACGTTACCTAGTGTAGCAGCAATATACTTAGGATCGTTTAGTCCTTGTTTTTGTAGTGCGGCTTTGACAAGTTCTAAATTCTTCTGTACATCTTGATTAATAGCCGGTACAGTTCCTTGAGCTCTTGCTCCGGCCGCTGCCGCTGCACCTGTTGGGGCTTCACCTCCCGGCTTGCCTTCTGCAACTTTAGTAGGACCAGGATCCTTTCCTGCCTTGGCTAGGTCCATTCGTTTTTTAGCTTCGTCTACAGCTTCTTGAGTTTTAGTTTGTCTTTCTTGTGCAGCTTTATTTCTTTTTTCTGCTTCTACAAGTCTAGCTTCGGCGGCTTTCTTTTCTTCAGCCGATCCAGAAGCCATAGCTTTATTCCGTGCCTCCATAGCTTTTGAATATTCGTCGCTGGCCATTTTCATTTCACTGCGAGCTTTTTCTTTATCGTCTAGAGCTTTAGCTTCTTGAGTAAACGCCGACTTCTGTTGTGCAGAGAAAGTTTTCAACATCTGAATAGGACTTGACATGTCAACAGTTGGACCTTGTTCAGCTTCCTTCTTGGCATCTTCTGCATCTTTTTCTCGTTTTTCTTTTGCACCGACAGCATCTAATTCAGCTCGTTTCTTGCGATCAATAGCATCTTGTTCACGTTTGGCTTTTCTAGCTTCTCTTTCTTCTTGACGTTTAGCTGCTTTGGTCTGCTCCTCTGTTTGATCACCTAAGGCTGCTTTTTCATTTGCTGCTTTTTCTGCTGCTGCTTTTTCTTCTGCTGCTTTGTCTGCGGCGCGATTATCTGACATACGTTTGCCCATGTCATCAGTAAGCTGATTTCTTTTTTCACTTTCTTTGGCTAATGATTCATCAACTCCTTGAATGGCCTCATTGAAATCTCCTCGCATACCAGGAATCTTATTCAACAAACTTAATACACCCTTCATAGCACCTAAAAATACTGATTTAATTAGACTGCCAATGAAACTAGCAGCATCACCTAAAACTTTGAAATCAACTCCTAGTTTTTTTCCTACAAAGGCCAAGGTTCCCAAAACTGCAATTATAGACAATATAGGAAAATTTATAGCTAAAAAAGAAGCGGCAGCTAACGCAACCTTTACAGCCATGAATGCCAATTTAGCTGTAGCAGTTACTACACCTAGAACAAAACTGCCAATAGGCATCAAGGTGGTTAACATGGCTGCACCAAAAGCCATGACCTTGCCTACTAGAACTGTACCCATAATAACACCAAAGCCTATTAATACCGCCTGTAAATTGTCTTCAATAAAATCACTGATGGTGTACAATACCTCTTCAAATATTCCTAGTCCTTCTGTGCCTGCATCGGCTACATCTAAGAAGTTGAATAAAGATCCAACAACACTGCTGACAATTTCATAGGCCTGTTCAAAAATTGGAATTACTGCGGTCTGCATCCAATTTCCTAAGATCTCAAATGCAGGTACTACAGTGTTACCAATAAACTCACCCAAGGTCTTAAATGCTGGCACTAGGATACTTACTAACACAGGAGTAATAGCACTTATGGCCTGTGAAAATACATTGAACAATGGCAGTATCACAGATGTGGTAAACCCCGCCAAGGCTTCGAATGATTTCATCAGACTGTCAAACATTCCGCTGTTAGCCAATGCCATTTGAAAACTATTTGAAAATTCTGCAAGACGTTGTTTAGCTTTGGTTAAGTTTTCTGCAAGATTAGCTTTTTCTGTGGCCTTTGCCTGTTCTCCAATAGCCTGACTGTATCCATCTACTTTTTGTGCAGCAAGATTAGCTCCACCAACATAGGTTTTATTAAACTCTTCGTCATACATAGCTCTAGCTTTATCACGCTTGACAGCTTCTTTAGCTTCAAGAATAGCACTGTTCTTTGCCTGATTAAGACTATCTTGATTAATTCTTCCTCCAGCCTGAATTGTACGACCAAATTCCATGGTGCGTTGTGCCACACCTGGCAACATACTCTGTAACTTAATTGCTTCTTCAGTTGTGGTGTTACCCGTAGCAATCATATCAGCAATAGCTGCCTGCTGCTCTTTAGGAAAACTAGTGATGTAGGCCATCATTTGTTTTTGTTGCTCAGCATCTAAACCTGACATGGCTGCACGAACTTTGGCATCAGCCATTAATGCTGACTGTTCTTTTTCTTTTTCTTCTCTACTTACGCCGGTAATTTTTGCCAATGCATCTAATTCTTTCAAATAAGCACCTGAACTAGCCGCTATCTGTTGCGTACTCATTCCTTGTAAAGCCCCTGTCTTTCCTAGAATGTTGATATATTTGGCCATACCTCCATTGATTTGTTCTGTGGTATACCCTAGTCTTTGCAGTTCTGAACCTACTCCGCTGCTTTGAATGTCTTTAGCAAGGTTGGCAAATTGTTTAGCGCCTTGTTCAGTTGTGCCACCTAACAGCATCATGCTTTCACTATTAGCTGCAATAAGTCCAGCGAATTGATCTAGAGTCATGCCGGCTCCGCCGGCTGCTCGGCTCATTGCATCAACACTGCCACCGAATGTTGCTCCTACCGCTGCGGCTTTTTGGAAACTGCCAACTGCTCCTTCTACCGCTCCTGCTATTGTGCCAAATACGCCAGCTAGAATTCCGCCAACTCCAGGGATAACACTTAATGCCCTAGCAGCGTTTTGAGTGCTGTCTCCAACACTAGCCATCATTGACATAAAGTCAGTTAGATATTGTCCTGCATCTAATAATTTGCCGCCGAAGGCCACAGTTGCTCCAGCAGCAACTTGGGCGCCTGTACTAAGTCCACTAAGTGTTTGAGTAGTTGCGCCGGCTGCGAATCCCATAAGTTTAAAACTTTTTCCGGCAAGCTGTCCAGCTTGAGCCATTGTGCCTAAACCTTTGGCAGCTTGATTAGAAGACTTAGCAGCAGCATTCATGCCTGCGCCTGCGGCTGCACCAGCGGCTGCACCACCGCCTCCTCCTTGGGTAGATGTTTTTCCTTGATTCTTCTGTTGCTGAGAAGCTATTTTCTGACTGGCTTTAAGAGTTTCTAAAATTTCCAGCAGAGTAGCTTCTGTAGAGGCATTCTTAGCTTCTATTAGACCTATACCCGGAATATCAATTTCTACTTTTTCTGCCATTTAATTTTTCCCAGAAAACTGCGTATATAAATACAAATACTATACAGTGACCATATTGTATTTATTGGAGATAAAAATCGTGGATCAAAACAATCAAGCAAAAAAGTCTAACCCGTTAAGTCAATGGTTTAGACAACCTAAAATTTTTGTGAAATTGCCCAGTCAAGGAAACTATTATCCCACAGGCTCTTTAGACAAAAGCTCAACTGGAGAATATCCAGTATATGCAATGACAGCCAAAGATGAACTGATGTTCAAGACTCCTGATGCACTTTTAAGCGGGCAATCAACTGTTGAAGTAATTAAAAGCTGTATTCCTGCTATTCAAGATCCTTGGAATATGCCCAGCCTGGACATTGATGCTGCATTAATTGCAATACGAGTAGCTACCTACGGTGAAAATATGGGAGTTGAAGCCAACTGTCCTCATTGCGGTGTAGAAAACGATTACGATATAGATCTAGTGCATTGGCTAGATCGAATTAACGGTTGGCAGTTTTCTCCCGAAGTTGATCTTGCTCCGTTGACTATCATTGTACGTCCATATACCTATAGAGAACTTAGCCAGACCAGTTTAAAAACGCTTGAACACCAACGTATCTTTAATGTGATCAATAGTGAAGAGCTATCAGACGAACAAAAGATTGAAAAATTTGGAAATAGTTTTGTCAAACTTACATCTTTAACTGTGGACATTATAGCAGGTTGTGTGGCAAAAATTATAACGCCAGACGGCGAAGTTACTGATCTAGATCAT